ATTGTTATTCCATCGACCATTAGTTCCACCTGCTCCAGTACTTCCATTAAACCATTCGTATTCTATAGCCTGACCAACTAGTGTGCCATATTCTAGACTTTGCTTTTCTTCATCCGGTACTACCTGACTTGGGAAAGAGCTATTGCTATTGGTATAAATCATTTATTATATTATTTTGGAGTTATCCCCGTTGTTATTATATCTTTTAAATCCTAAACCAAATTTAGGTTTTTCATAAGGCGTAGTAGGTACATATAAATGTTTATTACAAGCCATTATTGCTAAACCTGAACTAATAGAAGCGTCATGCTTTGTTCTATTATTTATATTAAATCTTGCCCAATCTTCTAATGTTCTTTGAAAATACATATTGCCATACTGTTCGTCATTGTATCCTACATTATTTTCAATATATGTTTCAATAGCTGAAGCGTGAGCTTGCATTATATCTTGAGAGGAGTTTGGTATGCCCCCAATTTCTTTTTCTGCTGGCGACAACTTATTCCATACCTTATCAGGTCTGTTTATTGAAAACCCTCTGTAACCTCTTCGCTTTAAATAATAAAGCAATCTAGGTTTATTATTCTCGGCTAATATAGGCATTCCGTAAAATACAATCGCCATAAGTACATCTTCAAAAAACATCTCAGCCGTTTGAGGTCTTGCAATATATTCTAAAAAGAAATGATTAGGAGGAACATCTTCCATTGTAAACTTTGTCAACCCGTGAAGTGCTCCGTTAGACCCTCTAGCAGCATCTACTGTTCCGGATATATCATAACTATCACACCCAAATGCACCACAATGTTCATTACCTGGATATTTAAGTCCATTCTTTATAATTACACGATTTTGAAGATGTTTAGGTGGTATCCAAGAAATTAAAAATCTTCCATCCTTATTTGGATAAAATATTACTTGGGAATCTTGTATACCGTTTTCCCATTGAAAGCTTCCTCTAGTTAAAACATTTGAGTTTTTAAGGTCATCGTTATAATCTATTTGCTCATATATTTTTGTAAGATTAAACAAAGATTGCTTTGCTTCATCTCTAAATGCATGTTGTTCTGTTCTTGGGAACTGACGGTAGTATTCATTTAAACCGTCCTGGTCATTTTTCAAACCATCTACTTCATTTTGCCAATGTTCAATAACACCATATTCAATCCAGTTTCCATCTACACCTTTTACCGGGGTTTTTGGAGTGTCGAAGACAGGTATGCCATAAGTATCAATGAATCCCTCGTACGACCATTCCATAGGTATGAACAAACTATATAATCCTGAGCTAGTCTGTCCATTCCTGTTTCTTTTTGTAACGTCGGAATCATAATATAATTTTTTAAAATTGTCTCCTCCTTTATCTAAAGCATTTGATGTTGATCCCATCATGCACTTACCAATAATCCTACTACCTAATCTTAAGCATGTTTTCGTAACACGCCAATTGTTTAATATATTATCTGGTTTCAACCATTTACCACTTTCATCATGTACGAGTAATTTTAATTTCTCCCCATCATAAGAGTTGTCTCCGGTGTTTTTCCAGTCGATAGTAGTGTCTAATCCTTCTAACTCTACTGCTTTTTCGTTATTATCTAACTTTCTTCTTGTAAATTTAGACGCTGGTATACGATAAGCTAATTCTGTTTTTGGACGGTCCATACCGTCTTGTATTGGTTTAAAAAAGAAAGGATAATTAATAGAAATTGGAACAACCTTATCGGTAAACATAGTCTTAGCATCTTGCCCTGACTTTGATAATATACCAAATCTTGAGTCACTTGATATAGTTGCTTGGTTTACTAATTCTGCTGAGGACATAAAAGAAAACCCGGAACGTCTGTTTTTTAAATAGCACATTCCGTAACATCTCATGTCTGCTTTACAAGCTTCCCAAAATATAAAAAATAATCTATTTGATTCTCTAAAATCTGGAGCTCCGACATCTATCTTGCTCCATTGCAGATACATGTAGTGAGTACCTGTTATGTAAGTTGGCTTTCCATTATTATTGAAGTATATACCCTCATCTCTATACTTAAATTCAGCGTCTACATAATCGTACCACTGTTCTTTAAAATGATCTGGATATTTATTCCAATCGAATACATTCTTTATTTTATCTAGTTCTTTTGGATACTCTATCTTTTCCCAATATTGTTCTTCTTTTTTATTAGATCTAGAGTATACTTTTTCTATTTCAGGTAATGCTATTTTTAAATTTTGGATTTCAACAATTTCACCAATCTTTCCACTCTTACTAATAACAACCATATCATGGTCTTTATTATACCCATATGCCCATTTTTTATTACGATTGTGTTGCTTTAAAACGCTAGGTTTAATATAGTTGGATACAATCCTAAATAAGTTTTGTTCGTACATTATTTAGACCTCCCTTCTGCAAAACCTTTAAATACTTTTTGAGTATTATCCTTTGCTGCTTCTTCTTCGTTTAATATTTTTTCTTCTAACTCAATTCTAGTAAGTATTTCAAAAGCATCAAATATTGCAAGCTTTTTAGTAGCCGCTGCATTCTTCAATTTGTCTGCCGCTAAGTCTTCTTCGCCATTATCTAAAATAGCTTCCTCAGCTACTTTGATTAACTCCAATACCGCTTTGTGTCCAGCTTTTATGATATTATTTTTTGTTTCTTTAATATCCATTTTATTTAATATAATATAATTTTTTTATAGTATTCTTATGGACTCCAAAAGCTAATGCCGCTTGTCTTAAAGATAGATATTCAATTCCATCAATTGTAACAGGCATCCTATTTTTCTGACCAGTGCAACATTTTATTTTTGATGCTGAAGATAATTTCTTGCCAGTTAAAGTAGCGATTATTTTTTTTCTTCTAATAAACTCTAAATCGTCGTTTAGTTTTCCAGTACCTTCACCTCCACAAGTCATATTACAAAGAGTTCCGGTTTTTAAATCAATTCTGCCATATAATTCTATAAACTCTACCTCTTTTTCTATTGCTTGTTCTTTTGTTAAATCTTCAAAAAGAATTTCTACAGTATACTCTGTCTTGCCAATTATGCTTTTCCAAAATTTGGATCTACTTCTTTTATTATATGGTCTACTAATATCTTTACCTATACCAATATAAAACGGCATATTTTTATCGTTTCTTATATGTCTATAAACAATCCAATTATTTTGCCCAAGTTGGGTTGTATTCGACTTCGTTTCCTTTATATTCATACTTAATTACAATATCATTAGATTTCATACAATATAATCTTTCCCCGTTTATTATAAAGTCGTATTCTCCATAAGGAGTATAACCTACTAAGTCTCCAGGGTTGATTTTAAGCTTGTTTAAAGAGCTATTTCCGTATTTTAATATACCAATAAGCTTTTGTTCCTTATCAGGCTTTAAATAGTCAATATTCTTTAATGGTTTTATAAAACATCTATCGCCAAATGACTTCCATTCAGTATCTGTTTTATATAAATATATCTGATCAAGATCGCAAAAGTAAAGATCATCTTTAAAATAAGCTCTACTATTTTTTATTTTGCCTCTTATATCATAAAACTTTCTAAATACATTATGGTGTATTACAACAATGTCTCCCTCTTTTATATCTGTAGTATATGCTAATGGTACTGATACTACCTCTGCAAAATTATTAACAGATTTAAAACTTTCTATTTTGGTATTTAGTATAAGATCTTTATCTCCTACTTTGACTTTGTTGTTATATCGATCACCATTTACCGGTTTAACAATAAAACTAAAAACACTTCTCATTAATATTCTAAATCATATTCAAGAGCAATTGCCATGGTCGGATAAAACTCTTTCCATGGCTTAACTTCATCATCTTTCTTTATGTATATTATACAAGATTTATCTTCTAGTTTTAATATATGCGTAATCTCATGACCACCATATACTTGTTGACCTATAGAATAATGCATTGCTTCATTCTTATAGTCCGCCCCTATACTGATTTTTCTGTATATATGATCCATTACTATGCTTCCTCAGGTTTCTCTTCTATTTCAGTGTATGACCCATCCTCTAAATTAATATTAATAGGACCATATTCTTCTTGTAATAGATTTTTAAAGTCTTCAACAGCTTTATTAACCTCGGCTAATTGGTGTAAGAATCCGTGTTTTTGAGATTCTAATACTCCAATGTTTGTTAGTAATACGTTAATGTCTTTTTGTTGATTTACAATTGTTTCTAATTGTTCTTTCGTAATTTTGTTTGTGTTTTCCATTTGATTTGATTATTTGTTTATTTTAATTATCTATATAATAGTATGTCGTCAGCGCTAACTACATCAAAATCATTTATTTGTGTTACTATAAATGGTAAAATAGTACCAGATGATATACCTGATATGGTAGTATCTACTCCTGGTTCATTGCCAACAATTTGCACCTTAAGGGTAACTGTTCCTTCACTAACTTTTCCAACATATATTGCAGAAGGAGGGAACGGGGTTTCCACTCCTATATCAGCTAGCGGAGTTACTATTGTTCCAAAATCTGGTTGATTACCGTATTGTCCCATAATTTATTTTTTAAATATTCTATTATATGTTATTAGCTTTTTTTTGCCTTTGCTAAATTGACAAGTGTTTTCTTTTGGCCTTCAGATAATTTATCAGGAGATGTTCCTCCGCTTGTAGCATTATATTGATCTACATTCTTAGCACGAGTACCTTCTGTAAAAGCTTTTTCTTTTTTATATTGTTCTCTTAATTTTTCTACAGCTTTACCACCGCCTGGAACCATATTGCCAGATACATTATCAGCTTTAGCCATAGCTATTTGTTTGCCTTTACTGTCTTTTATTCTAGCTGTAAAAGCATTTTCAACGCTTGGCTCTTCAAATATTTTTTCATAACCACTAGCTTTAGCCGCTCCCGTTTTTGAATCTACTTTCATACCTGAAGGGGTATTGCCTTTTTCTCGTTGTTTTTTCAACAATTCTTTCCCTTGCTCGTACTTTTTAGTAAGTTCAATATCTGTTTGTTTAAACGGAGCCGGAACTCCATATCCTGTTTTAGGGTTATTACCTCTACCAGGTTTTTGCATATATGCCATTTTGTTTTTTATTTATTTATTACTCTTTTATAAATTGTTTGCCCAGGAGCGTCACTAACATAATCAGCAACAATAGTGTTTTCATCAATAATAAAAAACTTACCAATTGATTCCCAATTATTTGGCTCATGTAAGGATCTTAAATAGAAACTTCCTTTATTAAATTGATAACCTAATATTTTAAAATAACTACCGGTTAAATAAGAATATGAAACAATATTAAAATCTTTTTTATTAGTAATAAAAAATTCTATATTGTCACTCTTAGATTCCCACTTACCGATCAAAAATTCTTTAGTAATTTTTTGAGATTGAACATTTAATGCAAATGTTAAAAACGCCGTAATTAAGATTAATCTTTTCATAATTAAATAATATTAAAGTTATATAATATTATTATTACGTATACTTATTGCTTTTTATATGCTTCTATTTCCCATGGCAGCTTTTTCGAACCTTCTTCCATTTTGGATCTAGAATATTTTTTTCCTTTCCAGATAACGTGGGAATCTGTGTAATCCAAATCCCCCCGTTTCATCTGATCTATATGCACCATTTCGTGCGATATTGTTTTATTATTTTTTAAT